CTAGTTTTGGGTTCGTGTCCCCAAAGTGTCCCCGATTAAAATATTTTCGGTGTACTTTTCGAAGCTTTCAAGTGACTTCGTTTCAATACGCTTACTGACGTGGCTGTAGACGTCTGAGGTGATTTGTATAGACTCATGCCCCAATGCCTCTTGGATGTAAAGCATCTCTACACCTGATTCAATCATGAGGACTGCAAAGGTATGTCTGAGCGAGTGAATAGGTAGTGGCGGCATATCAATTTTTCTTAAAATTCTTCTGAAGGCATTAAAAAGAGTGGACTTAGGAATAGGGCTTCCGTCTTCTCTACAAAAGACGAGATCAAGATCATGTTTGTAATTATCTTTAAATCTCATTTTGTTATCTTCTTGTCGCACTCTATGAGCGTTTAATTGTTGGACCAGCCTAGCGGGAATTTGAAAATCTCGTGTAGATCGGTAAGTCTTTGTTTCATCAAATAATTCCTCGTCGCTCTTCGCTTCATAATCGATGGTTTCTTCGATGTATACTCGCTTCATAGCAAGATCGATGTTATCCCACTTTAATGCCAAAGCTTCTCCTTTACGGACTCCTGTTTCAATCAAAAACTTAAAGAACATATAGTAAGTGTAGTTATCCTCAAGAGCAGCATCGAGGAAGGGGCTGATATTTTCGTAAGGAAGAAATTTTAGTTTCTTGTGTCGGGATTTAGCTTTTACTTTCTCTCTAGGGGTGTAGATGACTGCACCCTCAACCGGGTTGTCTCTTATCCTCTTTTCGTATTTAGCTCGTTTCATTGCACCAGACATAGTTGTATGAATGATCTCTACTGCCCGTTTGCTTAATTTCTTGCCAGTTTTTTTCGCTTGTCTTATCAATAAGGTGATTAATAAACTTTTGATAATGAATGTTATCAAGATTTGAAAGTAAAAGGTTTTTGAAATAAGGAGCAATATGATTATCAATATTTCTTTTGTCTAATCGGTATGAATTTTTAGAAACCTTATTCACTCGATATTCTTCATACCACTTGTTTACGTATTCTACTACTGTTAAGTCTTTTTTTTACGTTCATACCAGATTCAAGCTCTTCTAAGGCTTTTGTGAAATGTGCTACTGCCTCTGGTTTAGATTTGAACCCTTGTTTTTTTCAATTCTTTTTGTTCACCGGTAAACACGTCCGTGTATTTGTGTCGATACCGCCAATTATTTGGGGCTATCTTCTTGAAATTAGCCATATTTGTCTCTCCTCTTAAAAAGGTAATTTATCCTCTTCTAAAGCTTTCTCGTCTTGCCAAGTTTTTTCAAAGAATCCTTGTTCATGAAAGGTTGATGTGCACCCACAATTAGAGCAAAATCTAGCATTACCAGGAAGGGTATTCTCGCACCCCTTATCATTTTTTCCCCAATTCACATACTCTGAGAAAGGATCATCTAACTCATTTATATTGTAACCAGAGCATTTATTAATTAGATAGTATCCACAAATGTGACAGTGTGATGCTAACACTTCCTCATTATTGCAATTAGGACATGTTGTAGCGAGTCCTCTAGCATCAACATGCAAATTTTTATATTTCATATTTACATCCTCTCCTTTGAATAGTCTGATAAAGCTGTCTTCACCACATATATGACAGTGGTTCACATCTTTAAGTTCTGAATATAAGAAAACGTTGCATTTTAAGCACGTTTTACCATTTTTAATTTTGTTGATAAACCGAGATAATTGTATATTTATGGTTTTTGGATGAGAAAATTCATATCCCAAAGCTGATTGTTTTTTTTACATATTTAATTGTTTTTTTAGCATCTTTTTTTAGGGGTCTTGAAGAAACTAATCACTTGTCTATAATGTTTAAATTTCTGCTCTTTAATTATTTCTGGAGGATTAATTAAGAAACGTGTAAAAAAAGTCTGCCTCTGCTTCAAATTTATCGTAATCAAACTTTTTTTAGTTTAAGCTTATTAAGTCTTGCTGTATTTTTTTGTTTATTGTGTTGTAGAAGGTAATGTCCAAATTCATGAGATAATGTCCAATAAATTTCACGTTGCGTTCTACCTATTTCGTTATAAGTAATTATATACCTATCAATATTGGCTTCATAAGCAATGGAACCTTCAAAGCTAAAATTTTCTTTTATAACTTCATGTCGTGATTTGCCTGTTCGTTCCATAATTTCACCATAGGAAAAAAACATTTAAGTTATCGTAGTCTTCAAACAGATCAAAAAGATCTATAGGAAATGATTTAACATCATGCACTTCTAAAATTTCATGTGCTTTTTTTAATTGCTTCTCTCCAATTAGGTGTTTCAATCATCATCTAATCCTTCTTGTTTCTTCGCATCATTCATAACATCATTAAATAAAATTTCCCACATATCCATTGCTTTTTTTTCTTTGTTCAGGACTCATATCCATAGCGGCTCTTTGAATAACTCTAATATCTGGTTCAATGCTTTGTTTACGCTCGATCTCTGCGTTAGTCATTTCAGTTTTTCCAATTAAGTAATCTATGGACACATTGTGAAAAGTAGCCAGGTCATTTAATAAATCCATGCTGGGTTGCGCTATAGCTTGTTCCCAAGCATTGTATCTAGCCCTTTTAACCCCAATTTTTTTGGGCGATGTCAGCTTGAGTTAAACCTCTCTTATTACGTAAAAAAACTAGTCTCTCGTTGAATTTCATGATATATCACTCCTTAAAAGATAAATTTTTTTATCAAAAAAAAGTATTGACGATAAAAAAAATTATAATCTATAATCGGAAATACGAAAGGGGGGAACAAATTGAAAAGAGAAATGTTATCTAAGATGCGAAAAGATTTGGGTACCCAAGCTCAAGTCGCTTCTCAAATTGGTATCTCAACTGTTTATCTTAGAATGATCGAAAACGGAACATTTACACCTGGCAGGGATTTAATGTTCAAATTTGAAAAGTTCTTTGATAGAGATGTAGAAATTTTATTTCCCGATTATTTTAAGCAAAATTAAAATTGCGAACCGATAATTTTTTTATCTTTCTTTATAATAATGGATAAAAAAATGAAGGTCAATATTTTTTTGGTCACAATGATAATTTTTTTATCATTTATAAAATTAATGACAAAATGGAGGCTGTTTTATGATTTCTATAAAATTAAACGAAGGAGAGTTAAGAAGGATATACCTTGAAAAAATAGAGGCAAGTCTTGAAGAAATTGAAAAAGAGTTAATATTCTGGGATCGGAAAGAACTTGAGCGAAGAACATGTATGTGCTGGTCTACTATCCAAAAAGAATTTCTATTTGATCCAGATTTTCCAAAATATAAGATCGGTGCAAAATGGTATTTTCCTGCAAAGGAAGCACAAGTGTTTCTTCTAAATTGGATTAAATCAAAAAACTATTAATTGGAGGACTATGTATGAACTTAAAAATGATTGGTAAACAGAAAATTGCAGGAATTGAATTCACTGGAATTGAGGGTGGGTTTGGAGAAGATAAACGAGCGATGTTAGTGGCTGAGATTGCAAAGATTCATAGTAAAGAAATCAAGCATATCAATCTAAGAATAAATGAGAATAGAAAAAGATTTAAAAATGGTAAGGACATTATTGATTTGAAAAGTGGTCCGTTTACCGGACCACAACTATTAAATCTTGGTTATACAGCTATGCAAATAGCCAAAGCCACTCATATTTACGCTTTATCTGAACGAGGATACGCTAAATTACTAAAGATACTTGAGGATGATAAAGCATGGGAACTTTATGATTTGTTAGTTGATGAGTATTTCCAAATGAGAGCACAAATTAACCAACAACCGAACTCTATCGAAACAGCCTTACAAGCTGCTCTTAATCACGAAAGAAAAATCCGAACGATTGAGACGGATGTGAGCTATTTAAAGGACAATATGCGCATAGATGGCGTTCAACAGCAAAAGATCCAACAATCAGCTAAAAGCGTCGTTGTTAAAGCATTAGGTGGAACTGATTCTCTTGCATATTCAGAGTTAAGTAAGAAAGCTTTCTCAGCCTTTTGGAGAGAATTCAAGAATCATTTTAATGTCCCGCGATACGGTGACATACAAAAGATTAAATATGATGAGGCAATTGAATTCACCCAATTTTGGAGACCGTCCACTTCTTTACAAATTGAAATTAATCAATCTAATAACCAAATGAACTTTTTGGAAGGTCGAGGTGCCCTATGAACAAAAAAATTTATAAAGCGTAGAGCGAAGGAAATGAAAAAGCAATTAGGCGGTCGCATTTTTGTTTTCCCTGTTAATGAGCAAGACCCACATTCGCTTTACGCTTTGTGTATTAAAACGGATAACGGTTGGTTTGTGTTCGATGAAGAACTTTCTGTTGAAGAAGCAGCGCAAAATGTTTTAGCAACTCTGGAAGAATTTAAAAAAAGCACTTATTCCAGTAAGCTATGAAAAAGATGTTCGTTTTACATTCACGGATAATCAATTGAACGCCCCAAACCTTACTATGCATCGCGTGAAGAAACAACAGCAAAAAGAACAAACGCCTTTTCATGAAGAGGGTGTTGATTATAGCCAAGGTAGGGAGAGGAATTGTTCATTACAGGACGTGGAATTTTAAAATTTTCTTACACAGAGATGGTTCAAGAAAAAAAATCCAGTCGGAATAGCTTTTATGGAAAGATATTTTAAATTACTTACAATAAAAGGTTACGGCAAAGATCCTGAAGCAATTGAAATAGAGTTAGCTAATAAGAATATGTTTCAAGCTAAAAAAGTGGCTCGAAAAAACTTTTGAAAAGTATGGAACAGACGATGACATGTTTGAAATCCTTAACGAAGTAAAAAGGAGAGCTTAAAATGACCATTCATAGCATATGGAGTTTTGAAAATGACAGAGGTTTCATTTTGCTAAAAGATGAGTCCGGCCACGAAAAAAATGATTGTTTCACTTGCAACTACCATTCATGAGCTAAGACAAGTTGCCAGTGAATTAAAACGACTCATGAATGAATTGATAATTGAGTCCATACCTGTGTTTCTAGATTACGAACAGCACATTTATACCAAAATGGACATTAATCTTTCAGAAGAGAAGAGGGGGTCTTTATGATTATTTCAACTTATCTACGCGATCAATTGCAAAATGGTGAAATAAGCATAAATCAAGCAAGAGAATTTATTGGTCAAGAAGAAATGCAGTTAGATACAGCTTACCAACCAATGGCAAAGAAATTTCAATGGTTTTTATTTCTTAGCTCCATGATCTCATTGAATTCTATCGAAAGGGTTTCAGATATCATCGCTGATAGAAAATCCAAATTTAGTTCCTTAGATAAAGATTATGTGATTGTCGCTAGAAGAGAAAAAAAGTGTATGGCACTTCTGTAAGTTAGAACTTGTAGCTACAGGAAAAAAAACAACCAATGTACGAAATATCAGTATCCTTTCAAAAAAAAGACATGAGTTTGGATGAGTTGGCGGTTTTATGACTCAATCACAAAAGGATTATTTGGTAATAGGGATCGGTACGGGTTTTGTTGTCACATTCAACGCATTTATACTGTTCGGTTGTTTATAAAAAGGAGGAAATGTAATGAATACGGAGATAGCGAGAAAGAAGTGTGAGTACGTAGAGGAATTAATTGGAACTATCGAGGGTTTTGATGAATACATTAAAGATTTTACTTTAAATAATGCTTGTGAAGTTAAATTCTCTTTCCCTGATGGAAGCTCAATTTTTTTTGAGGATTACAACGGTACGAGATCACCCAACTACCCTTTGATAGCAGCAGATGTATTAATCCCGTTTTTTTAAAAAGGAAAAGGCTGAATACGAAGCGTGTCTTGAAAAGGCATTAGAGGAACTTAAAGAAGCCACCTTGGCAGAGGTAGCTAAGTAAAGCGGAGGGCACGTTCATGTGCTCTCACAATCAATTTATATCATTTTATCACGAAATCCTCTTTTGAGAAAGGTGAATAAACAATGAGAGGGTACGTAAAGCTCTATCGTAAAACTATGGAGTCATCAGTCTGGACAGATCCAGATCTATTCAGACTTTGGATGTACTGTTTAATGAAAGCAAATCATGAAGTCAAAACGTTCTATCATGATAAACAGCAAATTAGTTTGGAAGCTGGTCAATTCGTTACTGGTCGCTTTAGTCTAGAAAAGGATTTAAATAACGGCGTTCCAAAACGAAAACAAATTCCCGAAACAACGTTATGGAACTGGCTAAAGAAATTGCAGGATGCGGGAAATATTGACATCAAATCCACCAACAAATATAGCATTGTGACAGTGGTTAACTGGTCTGAATATCAAGAAAGTGGACAACAAATTGACAGCAACTTGCCAACAGATGGACAACAGACTGACAACAGATTGCCAACAGATGGACAGCAAGTTGTCACAAACAAGAATGTAAAGAACTTAAAGAATGATAAGAATGTAAAGAAGAAAGTGGACAAGCTTACTTTCTTAGAATTTGTCAAACTCACCAAAGAAGAACACGAAAAACTTGCTAAAGAATTAGGTGAATCAAGAAGAGATTACTTAATAGATAATCTGAACAATTATATAGGAAGTACCGGAAAGAAATACAAGAGCCATTATCACACGATTCTCGTATGGTCGAAGAAGGACTCAAATAAGACTTCTGACAAGAAAGGAGCTTCTAAATATGGACAAAATGGGACAAGTTTTGCGGGGAATTCAAGAAAAAGCTTATCAGAGCAAGCAAACGAGCGAAGCAGAAGGAACGCACAACAGCAGAATGGAGAAGGAGACTACCGTTGTAACAAATGCAAAGATATTCAAACACTACTAGTATTTAATGCAGTTTATGAAGCTGAAAGACCTAAACCTGAAGATGATCCACTAAATGAAATGGAGAGATTTTCTTTAGATAGAGCGAATGAGGTTGCTGTTCAATGTTCTTGTGTAGAGGAGCGGAAAAGAGAACGACTAATGAATAACAGCCGTATTACGCCAGAATTTCAAAGCAAATCATTTGCGAATTTTAGTACAGAGGGGAAACATTCTCTTATTAAAGACATGAAAGACATTGCCCTTGCTTACTATAAAAATTTCGATGCGATTAGGGACACCAGAAAAAATAGCATAGCTTTTTATGGACAACCCGGTTCAGGAAAAACACATTTGCTTTCAGCGCTTTGTAATAGCTTCATCAAGAAGAAATTGCTTAAAGTAGTGTATTTCCCCTATATCGAAGGTTTTAATGATCTGAAAGACAACTTCGAAGCCCTGAATGCCAAATTAGAAAAGATGAATACAGCAGATGTGTTGTTTATTGATGATTTATTCAAAGGTAATCTAACAGATTGGGAATTTAAGCAGATAATGGCTGTCGTCAATTACAGGTATCTAAATAATCTACCATTGCTCATTTCTACAGAACATGACGTGGATAGCTTGTGTGCAATAGACGAGGCGTTCGGTTCGAGAATTTATGAAATGACAAAAGATTACGCTGTAACAGTAAAAGGTGATAAGTGGGAGCTTAATTACAGACTTTCCAATTAACGATAAATCAATAGATACTTTATCGGTAAAATCCGATTAAGTGATGATGTGGTTTCAAGATAACCCATCGAAACATTAAGCAGAATCCAAATCTGGATTGTGACTGTGGAGGAATGTGACTCAAAAAAAGAGTAACATCAAACCCCAGATTTGGTTTTTGATCTATTAGTAGGTAGTATCCATAAACTGAGCGGTAAGCTAATTCACTATACCGCTCAAGCCATTTCAGAAGGTGGCTAGCGTTTGTTAATAAGCAATAATAAAAGTATGTAAACAAGCCAGAGCTAACTTTATATCGATCTCTTCATTATAAATTTTTAAATAATTATTTAATGTGAAACCTTTTCTTTCAGTTATTGATTCTAGCACCTTTTTATTGTTTTTGTATAATGTTCTATTGCTGTTATCACTTTTAACAAAACTGTATTTATCGCCATCTAGAATAGTCTCAAACTTTCGAGGGTTAGCCTGCGCAGATATTGGCTCAACGTTAGCCTGATGTTTAATAATGAATTTCCTTTTGAAACTCCAAGATTCTGTAACAATCACTTGAGTGTTTTTTAGGTCTTCTATTAATACATTTACACAAGATTTAGGTTCTCTATATGTCAGTATCTTATCAATTAAACCCTTATTAAAACGCCTAAGAGTATAAACTTTTTCGTCTCTACCATTGAAAACAACTTGTTCGGTTTTTGAATTAACATTAACCGACATTTCATAGTAATAATCAAAGTCATTCATGCTATCACACCTAATTCAAATTTCACAACAATGAAAGTTGCGCGACAGCAATTCTACAATAATGTTGTTAATAATAAAACCTTTTAAACCAAATTAATATTAATTTTAAGTACTTTAGCAATACAAAGTATATCAATTTATTGAAAAAGGAGGTTCAAAGCTAATAGACAGTATGACCAAAATGTCGGTTAGGAGGACAAGTATTAATGACTGAACAATATATCGAGTGTAAACGTTGTGGCAGAGAATTAAAGGAAAAACGTAGCCGTGAGATAGGTTATGGCCCAACTTGTGCTAAGAAAATAAAATACGGACAAGAAGCAGACTTGGTAGAACTTCTTGCGCAGAATGAAGAACTTGTTAGCGACTGAGCCAAAATTTCGGCCGAGTTAAGAATTCTTTAAAGGGGCTGCATAATACGCACCCCCTTCTAGCTTTTAGTCAAAAAAAGACTAATAGTTCAATAGAGGGGCTGAGCAACTTTGCGTACACTCATTAACAGGTGTCTTCAAAGTTGAGGGTACCCCCAAAGTTGGCGACACCTACTGAGAGGGGTGCTCAGAGTCGAGCTGACCCATGTGTGATAGACGAACTGATGATCCTATTCAACCGTCATCAAATTGATGCTAGTTATTATAAGCTTAATGGAGGTATTAGAAATGAAAAAGCGTGACTTTGAGAAAAACAGAAATATCCTTATGGCGCAGAAAGTAATTCGTAATTTAGATGAATTCTTGCTTGAGCACAAGGCAATTCACCCTATGTGAAACATGCGGTGTTGTGTAGAAAGGAACAACTCCTTAAAGATCTTGTTATGGGCGAAGACATATTTGAGAAAGCAAAAGAACAAATGAAAAGTATTCTTAGTAAAAAGAGCCATGTACAAAATGACGACAGTCGATAAGACATGTAAAAAAGAAAATTAAAAAGAGGGTGTACGTTACGGTACGCCCCTCAATTAATTAATAACACCATAATGAGGAGAGATTGAATGACGGATACATGGGTAAACAATATTGTTAAAAGCAGCAGCGTTACTCGAAAGCAGTTAGAAGCCTATAAACAATCTCTTGATAAAGAAAATGCAGCGGAAGCAGATGAGTTTAAAATTGTTGGTGGTATGATTTCTGATCTTAATTACTCGATGGAATGGTTGGAACGAGGAAGGAGACCAGGGAACCGTAGAGGTATTGAAAGGCAATCAGTTTACCAGAGAACGGCATTGCTCGATGTAGACCTATTTCCCTCACTTAATTTAGAGCCTGAGAGAGAAATTCCCAGTGATGATGCTGATAAAAGGGCATTGATCGATATACTTTGGAACCTTAGCAACCGAGAGAGACAATGCTATGTATTGCATATGAGTCATGGTATGAGTTATTCGGAGATAGCTAGAGAAATTGGTGTTACAAGAACTAGCGTGCAGAAGTTCGTCGAACGAGCTAAGAAAAAGATATTAGAAAAAGTTTTGTAGTTTGTCGTGCAATTGTCGTTCACTTGCCAATTACTTATAAAGAGGTGACATTACGAATTAAAATCAGCTGCGATTAGTCCTGAACATATGTTAAAATAAGGAATATATGTAGGGGGGTGATCTTATGAAGAAGTGTGTTTTGTTGATAGTTGGTTTTTTAGCCTTGGTTGGGTGTAACAACGCTTCGGCGGAATATGAATCAAATTTAGAATCCATAACAAGCAAGATAATGGATAACTCTGCTAATGTGGAGGATGTGCTCAATCAGTACTCAGCTGTTTGGAGTTATAGCATTAGTAGTGACGGAGCGATTTCTCTAAATGAAATGATGAATTTAACGGGTTACGATGAGGAAGTAATCAGAGAGATTTTTGGACTTGGAAATATAACCTCTATACCTAGTGATTTTTCAACTAACATATATCTGTTGAATTCTTATCATGAAGAAAGTGGAGAACTTACTACAATCGAAACTGTGGCGGAAGAAATAAAAGAAGAAATGTCAGAAATGAATAATCCAGTCCAAGGTTATGAAGAAGCCTATAGTGAGTTGTTAGATTTATATACATACTCAGAGGAATTTGCAGGAATGGCTTTGAATCCTGATGGTTCTTTACAATCTTTTACCGAAAATAAAGATCGGTTGATAAGAGACATCACTAATGCTTACAACAGAATAGAAGTTCTCAAACCTAATAGTAATTGACCTAGAGAATTTAAGAGCGTAATGATAAGAAAACCTCATACGCTCTTATATTGTTATTTATTGAACTTTTCTTTTCTAATGTATTTAAGCTTTTCTAAGAAATATGTTACGGCAATATAATCTCTTTTACGTTTAAACTCATTCGAGAAGCTAAAATATGCTGCTGATATGATAGCTAATATATATATTGGTGCAAAGTCATTCATAAATGTGGTTTCTTCTGAATTAAAAATGGTCGAAAATAATATTGCAAGAGAAGCTAATAGAACTGACATAAGTGCAATTAAAGCACTATACGTTGATTGACTTTTATCAGCTTTCACTGACTCCGTAACAAATATTAATTCATTTAATTCATCTAGCAACAGGTCATCTGTTAGATCGTTTATTTGTTCTTTAACAGATTGAATTCTGTATTCTTTTTTTTCTTTCTTTCTGTAAATGATTAAAAATTTCATCGTAAAAAGTTTTCTTTTTAAAAATATTAAACACCTCCATACTTTTTATCGGAGGAGGACGCTGAATTGTAAATAAAGAGCATATAAAGAAATAGATAGAAAGATGCAGGTATCTGCCTTCTTTTGTCGAAGAAGGGAGGCGGAGGTGAGCAATATGAATCGTTTTAATGAAATAACCATTGATGGAGATAAAAAAGAAGGCAATGGTCTTTTTTCTTATGATGGAAATTTTTTTAGAAATTGAATTCGAAAGCCAGAGCGAAGGTCTTAGCTATTTAAAAGAGATGATGAAAAACAAAAAAGATGATTGCTAATGTCGAATTTTCATCAGAGAACAAAGAAGCGCTCTATCAAGGGGATTTTTTTAATCAGAAAAATATTGCATAATAAAGCAGAGCTAGCCAAGATTTAAGTGAGTGACAGTGTATAGGAATTGAACACTTGAAAAGAGGGAGATCATATAAGGTCGCTCTCTTTTTGTGTGTTACTAAAAAAAGGAGAAAAATAAACAAAAAAAAGTACTAAAAAAAATACTCAAAAAAGTATAAGTCGCTCTTTCTTTTTTTAAGGTAAGATGGACAAAAGGGAGGTGTTAACATGACAGAAGAAGAAAGGCAAGATTGGCGCAAGCAGGTATTTAAATTAGAAGAACTAACTTACATGTTATATTCACACTGTAATGATGCTATGGAGGTTCTAGATAATTACGATGGAGAAAACAGGTATGTTGTATCTTTAGGTTTTTATCAAATGGCACACCAAACGTTCTTGTCAATATTTGAATTATATAGAAATAACGAAGTTTTAGAGCGTGGTGAATATGACCAATTAATTGAAGCTTATCAATCATTCGAAAGAAACTTAACTGAACTTATTAGAGAAAAAAAGTACAAACTCTTCTTGGCTGTATACTGAATTTGAAGCATACAGATCCGCCCACCGTGAGTACATTAAATTGGTTGATAATTTAAGACCTATTAAGTAAGAAGCTGCCGAATGGCGGCTATTTTTTTTATGATTAATTAAAAAGGGGGCAGAGGTGCATGTAGATGAATTGGGAACAGATAAGAGAAGAATACGAGACAACCACCATCACCTTAAAAGCACTAGCCGATAAGCATGGGGCGAAGCTAGGAACGCTCAAGAGCAGGAAGAGTCGCGAGGGATGGGAAAGGGATGCAACTGAGGGCAAGGGTGCAACTAAGGTTGCAACCAACAAGATAAGGGATGCAACCCCTAAGAATTTTAAGCAAGAGAAGGGGAAGCGAAGCGGCAACCCAAGTCCAAGTAATCAATTTACCAAACGGAACAGCGCTGCTAGAAAGCATGGTCTTAGATCAAAATATTTTACTGCTAGTCAAAGAGAGATCATGGAAGACTTTGAGGAATTCTCTATACCTGATCAGTTGTGGGTTCAGATTGAAATAAAGTTCTCTGCCATTATTCAATTACAAAAGGTTATGTGGGTTGAAAACTCCACTGACACATTGAACGAGGAATCTATGGTCTCTGATGGTGAAGGTGGTTCATCGACAGCTTTTAAAGTGATGTATGCATATGAGCGATACGAGTCATATATAAAGGCACAGTCACGGGCTATGGCAGAGTATAGGAATCTCGTTAAACATTTTACTGAAATTACTCATGTTGAAGATGAGCGTAGGCTGAAATTAGAGCAGATGCAGTTGAATGTGGAGAAAACTAGAGTTGAAGTTGATAGACTCACAAAAGGCGGAGCTGGCCCTACTGTAATAAATGTTGTAGATAAGTGGGCTAATGAAGATGAATAAGCTGACCATCGATATACAAAAAGAGGTTAACCCGAATTTTAAAGATGTTTGGGTAACTAAAGCACCTTATAACATTCTTAAAGGTGGCCGTAACTCTTTTAAATCATCCGTTATAGCTTTACTACTCGTTTATAAGATGCTTTGGTATATAAAGCGAGGTAAGAAAGCGAATATAGTTGTTATTCGTAAGGTAGGCAATACCATTCGTGATTCGGTCTTTAATAAGATCAAATGGGCAATTGGAAAGTTCGGTTTCACTTTAGGTACTAATGGTGACTTTAGAGACACCGTGGCGCCATTTAAAATCACGCATAGGGCAACAGGCTCTACGTTCTATTTCTACGGTCAGGATGACTTCCAAAAGCTTAAATCAAACGACATAAACGATATTGTTGGTGTGTGGTACGAGGAAGCTGCTGAATTTGGAAGTGAAGAAGAGTTTGACCAGTCAAATGTAACGTTCATGCGTCAAAAGCATGAGTTAGCAAAGAATGTGTTGTTCTTCTGGTCATACAATCCACCTCGTAACCCGTACCACTGGATCAATGAGTGGTCTGATAAAAAGATTGGGGAAGAGGATTATCTTGTTCACAAGTCAAGTTACCTTGATGATCAGCTAGGCTTTGTTACTGAACAAATGCTTAAAGACATTGAGCGTATTAAGGAGAATGACTATGACTATTACCGATACATCTATTTAGGTGAGCCTGTCGGTTTAGGAACAAACGTTTACAACATGAACTTGTTCAAAGGGTTAGATGCACTGCCTTCAGATGATCGAATCATATCGCTCTATTATGCTATGGATACTGGACACTCTGTTTCAGCTACAACATGTGGTTGCTATGGCCTAACAGCAAAAGGGAAAGTTATCCGTTTAAATACGTACTATTACAGTCCTGCTGGCAAGGTTAAAAAGAAAGCGCCTAGTGAGCTGTCGAAGGACATAAACGAATTCATTAAAGCAACAGCAATGTGTGAGCATTGGCGAGGAGCTAGGATTCAAACGCGTATAATTGATAGTGCAGAGGCAGCACTCCGTAACCAGTATTATAGAGACTATGGTCAACATTGGTCACCAGTGGCTAAGAAAAAGAAAATCGATATGATTGATCTCGTCCATGAGTTATTAGCTCAAGGGCGTTTTTATTATCTTAAGCAACCTTTTGAAACAGGGTTAGAGCATTGTGATAGTAATGAGATCTTCATTGAAGAACATAAGAAGTATCAATTTGATAAGAAGACTCTTAACTCTGATGATCCTAAAGTCATTAAAGAGGATGACCACACAGTCGATGAGTTCCAATACCTATGTGTGGGGAATGCTCGTGATTTGAAATTGAAAGTATAGGGGGTGTGGATGTGAAGTTATGGCAAGGTATTAAGAACATGTTTAAGAAGGGAGGGTATGCTTTGACAGGTCAGACACTTAAGACATTAAATGACCATCGAAAAGTCAATATTGATCCAAGTGAACTAGCTAGGATTGAAAAGAGCTTTGAAGAGTACAGGGGGAATCATCCTCAAGTAGAGTATTTAAACTCTGCCGGTGACTTAATAAAACGAGATTATATGCATTTAAACATGGTGAAATTGAGTTCTGAATTACTTTCTGGGCTGGTGTTTAACGAACAATGTGAAATAACGATTGCTGATGAAAGTGAGGAAACCAATGCACTTGCCGATACGGATGCATTTATTAGGCATGTATTTGAACATAATAAGTTTAAAGAGAACCTCATGCGTTATCTTGAGCCAATGTTTGCAACTGGTGGATTAACTGTTCGTCCTTATGTTAATCAAGAAAATGGGGAGATTGAATTCTCTTGGGCATTATCAAATGCTTTTTATCCGTTACGATCAAATAGCAACGGCATTTCCGAGGGTGTCATGATCTTTGTAACACCTAAAGTAATTAAAGGTGAGATCACTTACTATACGTTAATGGAATTCCATGAGTGGAAGCACCAACAATACGTTATAACAAATGAGCTTTACAAGTCAGATAAGAAGCAAGAAATTGGTAAGCGAGTACCACTTTATGAATTAGATGTATATGAGAATCTTGAGGAAGAAGTTATCTTCACCGGATTATCTAGACCGATCTTTAACTATTTGAAACCTGCTGGGTTTAATAATGTTAGTCCTCATAGTCCATTAGGTTTAGGGATAACAGACAATTGTAGACCTACTCTTAAACAGATCAATGATAACTTCGATCAATTTAATTGGGAAATTCTAATGGGTCAGAGAACGGTTTTTGTGAGTGATGCTATCCTACAAACGCGTCCCTCTGAGGATGGTTTACGTCCTAAACAAGTCTTTGATCCCAGAACAAATGTGTTTAAAAGCTTGAAGATGGGTAGTGATCAGGATGTTATTAAGGATGTCACTAGCGATATACGAACTGAACAGTATACATCAGCTATCAACCAATCGCTTAAAACATTAGAAATGCAGTTACAATTGACAGTGGGCACGTTTTCTTTTGATGGACGATCTGTAAAGACTGCAACAGAGATTACTAGTGAAAATAGTCTAACCTATCGTACTCGTAGCAGCCATGTTAACGAGGTGGAAAAGTTCATAAAAGGAATTATTGTATCTTCGTTAGAGCTGGCAAAAGCTCACACTTTGAGAGATGGTAAACGTTTATTTAACGGTACTATCCCTTCTTTTGAACACATTGGCGTTGATTTTGATGATGGCATTTTTGTGGACAAGGCTTCTCAGCTAAGGTATTACGGCCAAATCAGACTCAACGGCTTTATGCCTAATGTAGAGATTATTCAACGTATGTTCAAGGTACCAAAAGAAACTGCTGAGGACTGGATCAAGCAAATACAAAGGGAGCAATATATTGCCGACCCAATTGAGTTCGCTCAAAGAGCTTCTGAAGAGTTATATGGTGAGGAAGAATGATCACGCCTCACCAGCTAGATTTATGGTCAGCTAATATGGCCGATCTCTACAATAGCTTAGAAGGTGAAATTATTCGTATTATGATCATTCACCTTGGGAGGAATAAAGGATCTAAAGACATTAGTCTTTGGCAAGCTGAGAAGTTATCTGAACTACGCTTATTTAACAGTGAGGTTACTTCATACTTGGCAAAGGTGACAAAAAGAGCAGAGCCAGAGATTAGACAGATGTTTGAAGTCGCCGGCAGACAGATGGTTCAGGATATTGATAAGAGCGTACCTTATGAACCAAAACCGATGCCAACCAACTTGGACGCAATTATGCGTTCTTATTCAAATCAAGTATGGCTTGATATTGATAACTACGTGAATCAAACCTTAGTTACCACTAACTATGGTGTGGGCGGTGCACAAAGAGCATATCAAGGTGTTTTAAACGAAACAGCCGCAATGTTTAATACGGGCTTATATACGTTTGAGGATTCCTTAGAACGAGCCATTACAAATATGGCCCAGCAAGGAATTAAAACAACACTTATTGATCGTGGTGGTCATACATGGAGCTTAGAACGCTACACAAGAACCGTTCTTAAATCTACGCTTAGTAATACGTATGATGAAGTCCGTAAGGAACGTATGAGCGAATATAACGTGCATACAGTTGTTGTAACGAGTCATGTTGGAGCCAGAAAGCAGTGTGAGTTGATCCAAGGAAATGTAGTGGATCTAAGGGAACCAAGCGAAATACCGGAAGACAGTGAATATAAATCGATTTATGATCCAGATTGGGGCGCTGATTATGGCGAAGCAGGAGGGCACAGGGGTGTAAATTGCGCGCACTTGCATATTCCTTTTGTTCCTGGTGTAAATACAAACAATCAACCTCTATACGACCAAGCTTTAAATGATCGTGTACACAACGCTCAACAAACTCAACGGAGAATTGAACGTGAGATTGTGAAGTACAAAAAGAATCTTATGGTTGCTGAGGAGCTTGGAAGTGATAAAGCTGGACACTGGCGCAAAATGGTACGTAAAAGGCAAGGTGCAATGAGAGATTTAATTGATCAAAACGATGATTATTTAGTTCGTAATTACAAACGAGAAAAAGTATACACGCCTTTAGATGCCTTACTGAACGATTTTTCATACAAAGGCAACTGATCTATGCGTCTTTAGCCAGTAGACGCCATAAACAGGGCTATTTGTCGTTCGTAGCTATGCGTTAACTAGCTATCCTATTCGGGGACAAACCCCCGTTAAAAACATGTGAGGAGAGTGCGTTATGAAAAGAGAATTTTTAAAGCAACTTGGTTTGGAAGATGAGGCAATCGAAAAGATCATGGGTGAGCATGGCAAAACCCTTAATGAGTACAAAGAGAAGGGTGAAAAAGTCGACACACTCGAAAGTCAAGTCAATGACTATAAGAATCAACTCCAGCAAAGAGATTCGCAATTACAAGAGCTTGGTGAAAAGGCAAAAGGCAATCAAGAATTGACTGATCAAATTAATCAGTTAAAACAAGATAACGAACAACAAAAGAGCGAGTATGAAGATAAGTTATCTAAACAGGCATTTGACCACAAGCTTGAAAATTCTTTATCTAATGCTAAGGCAAAGAATATTAAATCGGTTAAAGCGTTACTGGATCTTGACACTATTAAACTCGACGGTGATTCACTCAAGGGCTTGGATGACCAATTGTCTATTTTAAAAGAGAAAGAGGGCTATCTCTTTGAGGAAGAAGAAAAACCAGCGCCAACACCGACCATAACAGCATCTGGAAATCCCAGTGGTGGCGGCAAAGGTGAAGATGATCCGTTTGCTGCAAAGTTGGAGAAATACAGTTAAGAAATATATGTCTAAATTTGGAGGGAAGAGAAAATGAGTAAGCCAGTTAGTATCATTGGCTGTAAGACAGCAATGGATGCGAATGCAAAAGTATATGAAATTAGAGTGTCTATGGTTTTATCAGATAACGAGATTCAGCAAGAAGAACTTGATCAATGGATTGATGAAGTAATTGAATCGTTTAATTCTTCTACAGATACGAACAAAGGCTTTTCAAAAGGAAATCAAGTTTCTGTTACAAAACAAGTTGTCTCTATCTACAAGAGTCAACCCAATCACGATGCGATTGCAACGTTTACAGTTGATGCGCAAAGTGAAGATGTTATGGCCGTGTTTCACAATTTACTTGAAGCCCTTCGCGAGAAATTCAGTGATGAGAGTGGACAGTATGCAACATATAAGAAAAATTAAAGAAAAGAGGCAGAAATAATGAATAAGTACAAATTACCAACCAAAGCAACTAGATTACCGATGGCTTTACAGTTTTTCGCTGGCACAGGCAATCAGAATAAGGCTGCTGCAAGTTACGAGCTGCAGTTTAAAAAGTTTATACAAGCTGTATTCTTAAAACAAGGTTACTTCCAAGATTTCTTTGTAGGTGGAATTGAAGCATTAGATGGTGTCCAGAACAATGAAACAGCTTTTTATGTTAAAACAAGCGACATTCCAGTTGTTGTTGGCTCTGAATACGATAAGGGCGAAAATACAGCCTTTGGAAGTGGTACAGCAAATACCTCCCGTTTTGGTGAGCGTACAGAAGTGGTCTACAAAGACACACCAGTTCGTTACACATGGGAATGGGTTTTCCATGAAGGTATTGATAAGCACACAGTTAATAATAACTTACTAAGTGCTGTAGCTGATCGTTTAGACTTACAGGCGCGGGCAAAGATTAAGACCTTTAATAAGAATCATAGCGCATTTATCTCTAAAATAGCTGGTAAAACAGAATCATTGGCAGATTATAAACCTGAAAGTGTTCTTAAATTATTTAACAACCTATCTAAGCACTATGTGAACATTGAAGCAGTTGGAGTTAAGGTAGCAAAGGTAAATGCTGAACTTTATAATGCTATTGTTGATCACCCGTTAACTACTTCAGCTAAGCAATCTAGTGCTAATATTGACGGAAACAGCGTCCTTCGTTTCAAAGATTTTGTTATTGAGCAGATTCCAGATGCACTCTTGCAAGATGGTGACGTTGCCTATACCTACATTACGGGTATCGCCAAAGCTTTTACTGGTATTAATACGGCAAGAACAATTGAGTCAGAGGACTTTGACGGTATGGCATTACAGGGTGCCGGAAAAGCTGGTGAGTTCATTCTAGATGACAATAAAAAAGCAGTAGCGAAAGTAACGTTGTCAACAACAGGGGAAGATCCTGACAACATTCCAGAGGGGTGATTGAATGAATCAGTATAAAGTGTTAAAAACCTTTAGAGATAAGCAGACGAAAGAAGTATATAAGGCTGGAAAGTCTATTGAATTATCTGATGAAAGAGCGGATGAGATTGTAACAAATCTTTCGGGTTTAGGTGTCTTTATTGAAAAAGAAGAAGAAGAGTTTGATCGAGAAAAGGCCAAGGAAACGTTAAAAGAATTGGGTGTTGAATTTAAAGGAAACGCAAGCAATGAAACATTAATGAGCTTACTTGCTGAGAAAACGGGCGAGTAGAATGTCTTACTTGACTTTCGAAGAGTTTAAAGAGCTTTCTGTAGTCGATGAGATTGACGAATCAACGTTCAAAAGACTATTACCTAAAGCTTCTGCGGTCATGGATTATGTCACCAACCAGTATTATCAGTACCGTGATATGGAGAAAGATAATTCGTGGAGAGTGAGTCGCTTTAAACAAGCTCTAAGCACGCAAATTGAGTATTTTCATATCTTAGGTGCTACAACATTCGAAGAGATTAACAACGCCCCACAAACGTTCAGTGCAGGACGAACAAGTGTATCGAACGCTAGCCGCTATAATCCAAACGGTGCGAATGAAAGTAAACCGATCGTGGCAGAAGATGTATACATCTTCTTAGAAGGAACTGGCTTACTCTACAGTGGGGTGCAGGTATGGTAATGCCAAAACCACCTCATGATTTCTTAATTGATTCTTTTATTTACAAGGAATATGAAAAATCTAATGGTGGATGGACTGGGGAGTCTAACTATAAAGAGCCTGTAAAGATTAGCTTATCTCGGATTGATCGAGGGGCAAAATACAGCTCAAGCGCTTCAGGTAAACAACTGCTTTATAACGCGGTTGTTTTTTGCTATGGGGGAATGACAACGCCATTACCTGAATTCAAAACACAATCAATTTTGCACTTTGATGGAATTGATCATACGGTAACAAAGGTCATACCTATTTACGAGGCTTATAGTAAAACAATCTATTCATATGAATTGGAGGTGGTGTAGTGAAAATAAGTATTGAGATGAAAGGTGCACAAGCAAAGCTAGATGAATCCAACATTCAAAGAGGAAAATACGCCCTTGCTAATCAAGCGATCGCTGATATGAACCCTTTTATTCCTATGAGGGAAGGTATTCTAAGACAAACAGCAACCATTGATCTAGATGGCAGCGGGATTAATTACAATACGCCTTATGCGGCGCGATTGTTCTATATGTTTATGTTCAACTACACAACGCCGGGAACAGGCCCACGATGGGACTTAAAAGGCAAAAGCCTCTTTATGAGTGATTGGATAAAAGCTTTTGAAAAAGGGGCCGGGTGGTAATGGATTTTCTAGAAAGATTAACGGATCGTGTAAATCTTATTCCTAACTTGCCCAAGAATTGTGAAATGGGTTATCTGGATGTGGGAGAGTCTTTTGTAGTCTACCCCTTACCGGGATCAAGAGTGATTAGAGAGTATATGGACGGTGTGAAGGAGCAACAACTCAATTTTGAGTTTGCGATGAGATCACAATCACAAGCAACCATTAATCAGACGCTTTGGTTAGTGCAAAATGAGTTGGAGAATTTGAATGATATAGCGAGTGGTAACGAAAGTTTCGAGTTTATCGATTTAATTATTACGAACAAGCCTTACATCAATCAAGCAGATGATAGAGGCTTTTTTTGTGTTTTTATTAGATGTTCAAGCAAAAATAACAGTATTTCGGGAGGAAAAAACAAATGAGAAATAAAAACGCATTACGCCAACATTCCATTCAAGATTATGTACCGGGTGAGGAGCCAAAAGAGGACGGATACCTTTTATTAGCTAAATGGATTACATCTATTACAGATGATACACAAGAAGAGACAGAGGACTTTGCAGACTATGCAGGAGATGGTACCCCATCAATGGACGTGACTTCTGTATCTGGTGCGTACAGTGTTGAGGGTACGTATGATTCAGAAGACGAAGCTCAAGCCTTAATAGCAAGCAAAAAAAATATGAAACGGGTAATGGACGTAAAGTATGGCACAAAGTCACTTCTGCTGATGGTAAAACAGAATGGGAGGCTGTTGCAACACTCTCAGGCATTGTAGCTGGTGGTGGAGATGCAAGTGCATACGAAGATTTTAGCTGCAACATTCGTTTTGATACTAAACCAGAGGTACGAGATTTATCGGGGGAGTAGATGACCCATCTGTTGACGATCCAGAAGATCCAATAGAAGAACCACCAACGGATGGGGAAGACGATGAAGAGGTTCCGGAAGAACCGAATGAACCTGATGATTCTGAAGAGCCTGAAGAGCCACCTACAGAAGAAGAATAGATGATAAGGCGCCCTTTATGGGCGCTTTTTAATTATGGAGGGTTACGTAATGACAAAGCCAATTGAAATTGAGATAAAACGATCTGGATTTCCAGTGAAGATAGGCTCACTTGAATTATGGTTTGACCAATCATTGGAAAATATAAAACGTTTTATTGATCTAGAGAAAGTTGCTAAAGCGAAGTTGGAAGAAGCGATAGAAAAAGAAGAGTACATCCACTTTCCTAAAGAATCAGAAATTGATGCACAGTTAGATGCTGATAAGGAGTTTGTGGCTATTCAATATGACATTATGTTTGGAGATGGGACATTTAAAAAGATTTATAAAAAATATCCAGATGTTTTAGCACTAGCGGAAGCATTAGACCCTATTGGTTTTGCGATCTCGGAACGAATTGAGGAAAAAGAAAAAGAGCGCTCAAGGCTTGTACAACAAACGAAAGAGCAGTTCCTGAATAAAAAAAGCAACAAAGAAAAAGTAGGTGACGAGTGTGCGACTAAATGACCCGCTTGTCACGCAATTTGAATTTGAAAACAAGACATATGAAATTGATCTCGCTTTTGACAATGTTCTTGATGTTTATGATGTTCTACAAAAACCAGACCTACGTGATATTGAAAAGATAGATCTTGCTCTCGAATTACTTATTGGAGAGTATGAGCCTGAAAATGCTGTAGCTTTATGGAATTATATCTATAATTCGTTTATTCATACCGAGACAACAAAGGTAATTCAGTACGACCTTCAGGGAAACCCCATGCCTGATCAAGAAGACGATGGTAACGAGGACAAGTTATATGATTTAGTAAAAGATGCAGATTACATCTATTCAGCCTTTAGACAAGCCTATCACATTAATTTAATGGTTGAACAAGGACGTTTGCACTGGAATGAGTTTAAAGCACTTCTCAATGCATTACCGAGCAATACGTTTATGAAAAGAATAATGGAAATTCGGGGTTACAAACCAAAAAGAGGTGATCCCGCTGAATATAGATCGCAGATGGAAGACTTGCAGAAGAAATTTGCACTAAATACAGAAGATGGAGAGGAGGGAGAATAGATGGCAGACGGTAGAATTAAAATAGAAATTGAAGTGGATGGCAAACAGATATCTATTGCGAGTAAAGAGCTAGATAACTTAGGTAATGCAGCAATGAACTCTGGAAAAGGTGTACAGTCCGCAGAAAATAATCTCGATGATCTCTCTGCTAGCAGCGAAAAAGCTGGAGCAAGTGTAAAAGGCGCTAGCGGTTCAATCGATAAGTTAGGTGATTCAGGGAGTGAAGCAAGCAAGGGTTTAGCGGGTGCTGAAGGAGCTGTCGATAGTCTAGCAGATAGCTCATCCGATGCTACAGCTTCTGTTAAAGGTGCAGGAGATTCGCTAGATGAATTAGGATCGTCAGGAGTAAAAGCGAGCAGTGATTTAAATGCTGTAGATGGAGCAATCGACAATGTTTCTGATAGCAGTCAAAATGCTTCATCAAGTGTTAAAGAAACAGGTGATGCATTAGACAAGTTAGGTAGTAGTGGAACACAAAGCGCTAGCGATTTATCGGGTGTTGATGGTGCGTTAGATAATGTTGCTGATAGTAGCGCGAATGCTGTCTCAGGAGTAGATGGAGCAAACAGTTCTCTAGAGACTTTAGGCGACAGTGGATCAAAAAGTGCCGATGGTCTTAGTGGTGTTGATGGTGCACTTGATCAAGTGTCTGACAGCAGTGCTAGTGCTTCTTCGCAAGTAGATGGAACTTCTTCATCTTTAGATAATCTAGGAAGCAGTGGAACAGATGGCGCAAAAGGTTTAGAGAGCACAGACCGCGCATTGGATAATGTATCGGATGCTAGCTCTGACGCTGTAAACAGTGTAAATGGTGCCAGTAATGCGTTAGATGGATTAGGAGAGTCAGGTGGTGAATCGGCTCAAGGATTATCTGGTGTAGACAGCGCCATTGATAACGTATCAAAGAGTAGTTCAGATGCAACTTCAAGTGTTCATGTTGCCTCTGAAGCTATTGATGGTTTAGGAGATAGTGGGAGCGACTCTGCAAAAGCAATAGACGGAACTGGAAGTGCGCTAGATGGTTTAGCGGCTGATAGTTCAGATGCCACGTCAGCTGTACAAGGTGCAAGTAGTGCAGTGGATGGTCTCGAAGGTAGTAGCGTAAATGCATCATCAAGTGTACAGGGTGCAGGAGATAGCATTGCAGGAATGGGGGGAGATGCAGGGAATGCTTCAGGTCAAATTGATGGGGCGGCGGATTCAACCAGCGAGTTAGGTGAAAAGAGTGCTACAACGTCAAGCGCGGTCAAGGATCTTGCGATATCAATAGGATTAGTTGCGGCCGCGGCAAAAGCGATAGATGTTCTCAAATCCTCTCTAGATAGTGCCATTGCTCGCTTTGACACATTAAATCAGTTTCCTAAAGTGCTTCAAGAATTAGGGGTATCCGCAGATGATGCTGAGAGGGCAGTTTCTAATCTGTCAAATGGTATAGATGGTTTGCCAACAAAATTAAATGACGTTGCTTCAAATGCACAACGTATGTATACATCATTTAATGATATTGACAAAGCAACAGATACAACTATTGCGCTGAATAACGCCTTATTAGGATCGGGTTCTAGTGCTGCAGATGCACAACGCGGAACAGAACAATATATTAAAGCCCTTCAAACCGGGCAAATTCAAATGGATACATGGAACACATTATCTCAGACAATGGACACAGGTCTAGTACGAATCGCAGAAGGTTTTGCCGATGTTGGAGTGACCTCAAAAGATCAACTATACCCCGCTTTAAGAGATGGGACCATCACACTCGGTGAATTTAATGACATGTTAATTGAGGTTGGAACCGGAACTGGAGCAATGGTTGAATCAGCTAGACAGAATAGTTTAGGGTTGGCTACATCTTTTTCAAACTTAAGTACAGCGGTAGCGCGTGGTGTAACCAGTATTATTCAGCAATTAAATAAATTATCTCTCGCTGTAACTGGTAATTCGATTGCAAGTAATATTGACTCTATGAAAGATATGATTAGCGCATCTTTTGCGGCGATTGTAACGGCCATAGAAAAAAACAACGCCATTCTTTGTTGCTTTTGCTTCCATAGTTAATGCGACGATTCCAATCGTTAAAGCACTAGCCCCAGTTGTAATAGGGCTAGGCTCTGCATATGGAGGTTTATTAATTGTCAACGCTGTTAGGAACGCGTTTGCTGCATCAACCGCAGTTTTACTAGCAGCAGAAGCAGCGCAAATTGGATTAACAATCGCGACAAAAGCCACGACTACAGCTGTAGCTACCCAGACAGGGACAATCGGTATAAGCACCTTAGCAATTGGTGTTTTGACTGGTCGAATTGGCATGGTTACTGCTGCTAAATTGGCATGGGCAGCCGCTGTAAAAGCGGTAAATGTTGCAATGGGCGCATTAGGAGGCCCTATTGGTTGGATTACTTTATTGGCTGGCGCATTAGTTGGTGGAGTAATTGCCGTTGTAAACTGGTTCAATCGAGCAACTGAAGAAGGCGAGAAATTAGCGGTAGAGCTGGAAAATGTGACCGAGAGCACACAAAGAATGAACGATAGCGTTGCTCAATCGGAAAGAGCATTCGAGTCACAATTAGCATCAATAGAATCAAATCGTGTCGCAAATGAAGGTCTTATTGGTATGTTGGATGAGCTTTCTGAGAAGGAAGTCAAGTCTGCAGCTGATAAAGAAATTATTAAAGGTACCGTTGACCAATTAAATGAATCAATTGAAGGACTAAACCTTTCGTACAACGAAGAAGCAAACGCACTTAGTATGTCATCAGAAGAACTAGGTATTCGAAACGATCTACTCGCGGCTACAGAAACACATACAGCCAATCAAGAAAGACTGACAGAAGTTTTAAGGGAACAAAATGAAGTTGAAGCTCAGTTAGATCATATTAACAACCTTCGAGAGGTCTATAACCAAAGACAAGAAGAAGGCGCTATTAGTAAGAGAGAACACGGGAAAGCAACCGAAGAGCTAGAGGAGAAAGAACAATCATTAATGGTTACTTCTGATGCATTAGCTATTGCACAAGGAGATTTAGCAGATAGCTTGGTAAAAGGGGCTGAAAGAGTAGCTCAGAAAACCTCAGAAGCTAATGAAAATATGATCTTGTCATATGACAGATTAAGTAGTGTGCAGAGTACAGTCGTAGATGACCTCAATTCCAAGTGGGATGAATACGCAGATGCTACAACTAATATGTTTGATAAAATCAGTACGGAATCAAAAATTAGTGTTGATGATATGATTGAAAACCTTAGACATAATCAAGCAGCTGTTGAAAGTTGGTCTGAGAACATTGCATTTCTATCCGATGAAGGTATAAATCAAGGACTTATAAACGATCTTATAACAGCAGGGCCTGAATCAGCGGCCCTTGTACAAGAGATAGTTGATAGCGGAGACTTAATGTACGATCTTAGCGATACTTTTGGTGAAGGGGCTGAATTAGCAACAGACATACTTGCAACAACTCTTGGAGAAGGTGGCGATCAAGTTGTTGCTGAAATTGGGCATTTGATTGGTAGTGCCGATGTAGCAATGATGGAAAATATTCAAGGAGCAAATTTCCAAGAACATGGTCTACTTGTACCTGAAAATCTTGCTGAAGGGGTCGAACATGGTTCCCCTAGAGTGGATGAAGCAGCTAACAAAATGACGATAGGTGTTAAAGATCGTGTCGATGAAGCTTTTAACTCGGGTGAATTTAAAGCAGTAGGTGAAGCAATTCCTGATGGTATTGTTGAGGGTATTGAAAACAAATCTGGGAATGTTGAAAGTTCCACTGAAGATATGTCTGATAAAGCCATTATCGGCGCTAGACGCGTCTTGGAAATAAACAGCCCCTCACGTGTTTTTAGGAGCATGGGAGATAGTATCATAGAAGGTTTAGTCCTAGGAATTGATAATGGTTCTGGTAGGGTAAATCAGTCCATACTGAACATGCTTAATACTGCTGTTAGAAGTAGCCAGCAGTCATTTAATCAGATGACAAATGCCTATCGCTCAGGTGTGGCCACAATTCAAACTGAACTAAACAAACTTGTACCTATTACATTAGGTGTAATGAATCGGAATACAAGCACTTTACAAACTGGGGCACAAAGACAAGTTAACATTATGAAACAATTGGCTGCTCAGAAAGTACAAGCATTAAGTCGAACACCTCAACAGCTACAGCAGATCACTCAACAATCGATGAGGCTAATGCAAACAGAATTGCAAAATGGTACTAGATTGCAAATTGATACAATTCGTAATTTTATGCAACAACAAATGCAAACAGTTCGACCAATGCCACAGCAAATGCGTCAGATTGTCCAAATGACAATGACAAACATGAACAGTGTCTATCAAAATGGCGCAAGGCAACAGGTAAGTTTAATGAATCGGTTGGCTAGAGATAAAGTAAACGCCTTTAGATCAATACCTTCACAATTGAACGCTGTTGGCCGTAATGCAATGTCAGGTTTGAATGCAGGTTTAATTGCTGGCAGGAGCCGAGTTCTATCAACGGCAAGAGGGATTGCTAATGACGTTTCAAGAACGATGAAGAATGCATTAAAGATCCATTCACCATCCAGAGTAATGCGTGATGATGTAGGGCGCTGGATCCCTGAAGGTATTGCAGAGGGCATCGGTAGGAATGCGAACGTTGTTCATCAGGAAATTAGAGGTCTTACGGACGATATGTCTCGCATTGCCAACCAGAAATGGCATTAGGCACAAACCGAATGGCGTACAATGGTTCAGATTTGAATCCAAGTCGACAAAACGCAGCTCCTGTTAGCAATGGTGCTGGGCGTACCTATTCGCCGCATATAAACAATTATTTCACGCCATCTGAATCAACCCCAGCGGAATCAGCAAGAAAACAACGTCAGCAACAGAAGAAGTTGGCGATGGAAATGGGGTTTAGCTAATGTTTAGATTAAATTATGAAAATAGTAAAGGGCAGTTGGTCGAGTTTTATGCTCGGCCCTACCGTCTTGTTAGCTTTACGGGTTTAGGTGATACAGAAATAGAAATTCAATCACAAAAAAACACCTTTTAAGGCCGGGGCTGTTTATATTGATTCTTTGCTTACTGACAAACCTCTTGAGATTGGGTTAGTTATTGACGCGAGCGGTCAGGAAGATCTTAACGCAAAACGCCGTTACTTATCATCAATACTGAACCCCGAATTAGGAGAGGGAACATTGAGGTATGTTAGCGGTGCAGACGTAAAAGAGATTTCTGTAGTGCCAGAGAGTTTACCTTTTTTTCCCTGATGGCCCTTCGAATCGAAAATCCTTTTTTTCAACGGTCTACAATATCGTTAAGGGCATTAAACCCTTATTGGCGTGATCCAAATCAAACCAGTGTACCGCTAGTTGCTTATACAGGAAATTTTAAGCTACCATTCAGGCTTCCTTTTAAGCTAGGAATGTCAGGCGATTATACAAGCTTATTTAATAGTGGTGACATGCCATCTGCGGTGAGAATTGATATACAAGGGCCTGTAAGTAATCCGCAAATCATCAATCGAACAACGGGGATTGGATGAGAATTAATCGTTCAATTGCCGAGAACGAAATTTTGCATATCGACTGCACACCGGGAAGAAAACGCGTGGAGATTTATAGAGGAGGCTCGGTATTTAATGTATTCGGAAGCCTTGATCCAGACTCGGATTGGTTAACGTTAGAGGTTGGCCATAATCGGATCGAACACATTGCAGATGCAGGAGACCTGTCTAGTTTGGTTGCGATCACATGGAATAATGAATATGTAGGCATTTGAACCTTTGTTCAGATGCTTTTTTTTATTGAAGGAGTGAGACTATGGAGCGAATGTATTTTTTTTGATAGCACACAAAACGACGAAAGAATCTATCAAGCTGCTGACTTTGCAAGATTTCACGCTCAAATCATTGGTAACGGTGTGTCAAACACTGAAAATATGGCAGACTTAGCGGTCACAACAAGAAGTAACATGGGTGTCGCATTGGGAACCGGCTATATGTTTGCTAAGGGGTACATGTATGAGAACGATACGAGCTTAACCCTTACACATGCTATCGCAGACTCGCAGAATGACCGTATCGATAGGATTGTTATACGTTTTGACTTAAACCCTTCGGAACGTCGAATATATGCTTATATTAAACGTGGTACACCAGCAAGCAACCCTGTTGCACCGGGGATGACTCGAAATGAGTACATTTATGAGATGAGCGTAGCAAGAGTTCGAATCCCAGCGGGTAAGTCGTTTATCGAACAATCACAAATTACGGATGAAAGACAGAATCAAAGTGTATGTGGTTATATTCTCCTCCACAACATTTACAGAGGTTTGTATATCAACGAAAAAGGCATGGTGACAATGCCTAATCAGTCATATGTAGAGATGTCTCACAATGTTAACTTAACGGTTGGCGGTCAATCCGGTTCCGGTTATGTTCAAACGAATGTACCGATTGTCCCAACGATTGACAAGCAAAGTGAAATCTCTGCACAGCAGTTCACACCTAAAGCAGATGGAGTTTATCAATTTAATTTTCACGTTGCTTTCGAGGACTCGATGCGAACGACAGAAAAAAATTGAGGCTTATTTAGTTATCAATGACCGGAATAACTTTGCTGATCGTGTTTATTTGTTCAACCGATCCGGTACTGGTTTCCAAGACATGCATTCATTTGGGTCAGGTATAAAACAATTAAATGCAGGTGACAAGGTACGGGTCGTAGTAGCTACGAGAGATTTTGGCGGTAGCCGCGTTTCTCACTATAGACGACTAAGTATAACGAAAATTAGTTAAGGAGGATTGAAACAGTGAAGCCATCTATTAGAATTTACAACCGCTTTTTAGATTTAAAAGGCGAATTAGACAGCTATCAATCCCTCCAATTCGGACGTAGCTATCATGGTGTTGCCTCTTTCGAATTGCACACGAATCGCTATATGCATGAATCACAAAAGATTGAAAAGGGCGACATTATAAGTCTTGATAAGTCCGGTACAAAAACAGGGATTGTAGAGAGTAAAGAAATTTCATTAGACCAAGATGGCAAGGTTGGAGAAAACTTTATTTTTAAAGGAACTTCGCTTAATGGGTTAATGAATCGCCGGCAGACAGTACCTCCTAGCCACACTGGTTATGATCGAATTACGGCCAGCGCTGAAGAAGTTTTGAAACACTACGTCGAGCGGAACTTTATTAGTCCGGATGATCAACGTAGGTTCATGCCAAATCTTGAAATTGCCCCCACTTTAAACAGAGGTGAACGCGTGGAGTGGGAATCTCGATACAAGAATGTCGCAGATGAGTTAGAAAATATTTCAATTCGTTCCGGCTTAGGCTGGTATGTGTATGCTGACTTTCGCAATAAGAAGTACATTTTTGATGTATTAGAAAGTTATGATTTAACGCAGGGAAATCCAGATGGATATAACCCTGTTTTTTTTAGCCCTGAATTTGAAACCGTCAAGTCTCAAGAGTTTATTGATAGTGATCAAGAGTTACGTAATTTTGGTTATGTAGGCGGTGAAGGAGAGGGGGCTGAACGGAAGATTATCAGTGTGGGCGATGCTGTTGGTTGGGATCGTCGAGAATCATTTATAGACGCTCGGGACATAAACGGTAACGACGAAGAGGAGAACTTAACAGATGAGGAAGTTGAACAGTTACTAATCGTACGTGGAGAACAACGGTTGTCTGAAACTGAAACGATTAGAGCGCTAGAATCTGAGATATTAACTCCCGGAGAATCTTCTCCTTTTCAATATCAGCGCGATTTTGACTTAGGTGATAGGGTCGATATCTTCAATAAATCATGGAGCTTGAAAATGAGTGCCCCTATTACTGCTTTTTTAGAGGTTTATGAGGATACAGGGTTTAGAATCGATGCAACTTTCGGACGCGCTGCACCTTCATTTATACAAAAAGTGGATAACCGTTTCAAAAGACTTGAAGGTACAGAACAACAAGAAATACCCAGCCAAATTGCAGTAGAAAACCGTCAATATACGGACAGGCGAGTTAATGATGAAGAACAGGAGCGAATTAGACAAGCGGAAGAAAACCTGAAACAGTCAAAACGTTTTACAGAGGATTACGCCGAAAAGAAGCGTGTTGAATCGTCAGAACCGCCTAGTGATCGTTCGGTTGTGTGGGTGGATACGTCAGATCCTGATAATGTAACATGGAAAATATTTAGTAATGAAACAGGTGAATGGGTTACAGCAGGTCGTGGGCCACAAGGATTACCCGGCCCGGCCGGTGCTGATGGCATATCGCTCTACACATGGTTAAAATATGCCGATGATGAACAGGGACGCGGTTTGTCCGATAGCCTGATGGAAAGAAGTACATGGGGCTCTCTTACAATAATGAAAGTCATGTGGAGAGTACAAACCCTAGAGATTATGAGTGGTCAAAAATTGAAGGAGAGGAAGGTGTACCCGGCCCGGCTGGGCCTAACGGTGAACCACGATACACTTGGGTTAAATATGCTGACAATGGGAGTGGGCAAGGTATGTCTGATTTCCCGGATGGAAAAGACTTTATCGGCCTTTCTTACAATCAATCGACTCCTACAGAATCAAATAACCCAAATGACTATGTTTGGTCACTTATTAAGGGTGAAAAAGGAGATAAGGGTGACAGGGGTGAGCGTGGTATAGATGGCCCTCGTGGCGCTGATGGTAACCCAACCTATACATGGATTCGTTATGCAGATACGTCAGAGGGTTTGGGGATGTCTGCATTTCCTGATGGAAAAAAAATACATTGGACTGTCACCAAACCAAAGCTCTCCAACGCCAACCAATAATGCAAATGATTACGAATGGTCTTTAATCAAAGGTGAAGACGGTCAAAGAGGTCAACAAGGTATTCAAGGGCCTCGAGGAGCAGATGGAAATCCTACGTACACATGGGTGAAATACGCTAACAATTCTAGTGGAAGTGGAATGTCTGATTTCCCTGATGGAAAAACGCACATTGGCCTTGCTTACAATAAATCAACACCGAATGAGTCGAATAACGCTAGTGATTATGAATGGTCACTTATAAAAGGCGATAAAGGCGAGAAGGGGGATCAAGGCGACAGAGGTATACAAGGCCCTCGTGGCGCTGATGGTAACCCAACCTATACGTGGATTCGATATGCAGACAACGCCAATGGTGGGGGCATGAGTTCGTCTCCTAATGGAAAAGTGTATATAGGAATTGCACCTAATAAAGACAACCCAAATCCTTCTAGTAATCCATCTTTTTATGACTGGTCGTTGATTAGAGGGGCGCAAGGTGCTACTGGCCAACAGGGAATACCGGGGCCTCGAGGAGCAGATGGAAATCCTACGTACACATGGGTGAAATATGCCAATAATGCTAGTGGTGGGGGTATGAGCAATTTTCCAGACGGTAAAACACATATTGGTCTTGCGTACAACAAGACAACACCGAATGAGTCCAATAACGCAAATGATTATGACTGGTCGTTGATAAAAGGTGATCAAGGCCCGCAAGGCCCAACGGGTTCGACTGGAGCAAGAGGCCGACAGGTTCAACCGGAGCAACTGGGCCAAGAGGGAACACAGGAGCGACAGGGCCGAAAGGTGATAAGGGTGATCGTGGAGACAGAGGGCCACAAGGCCCTAATGTCGTTGATTTAAGCACAGTATTTGGTACAGGTTGGTTTCGCGTCGAACATATTCAATCTCTTTTTGGTCTTAATATTAATGACCAATTTATTGTTGATAACAATGGAAACGTTAAGCTAGGTGGAAATAACATCATGTTAACCGCATCCGGTGCCAATGCTGGTATCAACATCCGTGAGGTGCATTCACCGTTGAAGATCAATATTCTAATCAACGATATGACATTGCGCCAAAAAGTAACTTATTGTTGGATCATTCATTTGAATTAATGCCAATTAATGGTGCTTATAGCAACACAAATAATTGGTTTGAGATTATCACTCCACCACATTTACTAGGCTCGCAATGGCAAGTGGTGGGAAGTCCAAAAGTGACGAGCACCTTTTATCCAGTTGACAAAAGAGCGCAGCCGATCTTTGGTAACAAAGGTGTTGCGGTTCGAAATGCTCATTACGTTAGGCAATATCTGCAGCAAAGTATAGGTGTTGGTATCACTTACACTTTGAGCGCTTTTTTCAAAAGAGTGTGGAACGCTACTGGGGGAATACCTCGAATAGAAGTATGGCATGTTGGTTCAGATGGAAATAGAAAAGTAAGGCTGTTTGATCAACGCTTTCCTAATGTTCGTAGCGACTACAACCCTAGAAGAGAATCAGTTACGTTTACGACACCTTCAAACTATGTTCGTGGTGATGCTTTGGAAATCATATTCTCAGGAGGGGACTCCAATTGGGTACAAGTTGATGGTGCTCAATTAGTGGAATCAACTATACCTGCTTTATACATGCCAGAGGATTCTCTTTGGGCGTCTCTAGATGCTACTTACTGGACAATTAATAATATGCACCGTTTGTGGAGCGGTACAGTTTACCCCACTAATACGCAGTCTGCCACGCCTGTAAAACCTTTGAGGTTATGTAGAAACGGTTGGGCTTTGGAATGGCGAGGGTACAACATCGGTGAAGGATGGCTTGATAGTGATTATAGTTATACCTATATACCTAAAGCGATATTAAATGCGGTAGGAAACAGCTATTGCGCTCATATAGCAAGGTACCGTACCACCGTTTATAAATTTCTATATATAAACGGAACTGACGGAACAAGCCTCACTGGACACCGTATCAACAACGAGGGTGACAGCAATAGATTGGCTTTAAATGCGATATACGAATGGTAAAAGGAGTGAGAGCATTGCTTACAATTTATTTTAATTTAGATGAAAAAGGTTACGTCGATGGTTATTCGACAACAGAATGTGCGTCAGATCACAAGATTAATGTATCGGAATCACACGATGTTTTGAGCAATCCTTTCATCTACAAATTAGTAGATGGAGAACTGATCAAGGATGAAGAAAGACAGAAAGCCATCATAGAAGAGGATTTAAAGCAGCGTAATCAACCTACGCTAGAAGAGTTGAATGCATTGGCAATCCTAGAGCTAGCGGAAAAGCTTGAAAGAGGTGTTAGCTAGTGGCTATGTTATACGCAAACCGCATTATTGCAGGTGTTTGGACATTCGACAGAGTAGCTTCACCGTGGAAAGAGGAAGTGCGCGTTTTGTTAATAGAATATGGTAGAAGCGATTTAATTACGTAAAGCCCATAAAGGCTTTTTTTTATTTTGGATAAAGGAGGGGGATCTTGTCTACAAAGGAAGTGGAAGAGATGAAAGAGTTTATGACGATATTAACAGAGGTTAAGGTTTCCTTAGCCGAACAAAGTGTTAAATTAGATAATCTCTTAGACATGAACAACAAATTGAATCGAACATATGACGTTGCGATGTCCGCCTTGAGTAAAGCGGAGGAGAATGAAAAAGATATAGCGGAAATTAAGAAGCAAATGGCTGAAAAAGCTAGTAAAAAAAGATGTTGGGCAAATCGTTAAGCAAAGAGAAAGCACATTCAAAAATATTCCGTCATGGGCTGCACTTGCAGTATCCGTGGCGGTTTTTGTTTTAACCTATTTAGTCAATTAAGGAGATGATTTGAATGGATAAAGGAACAAAGGTACGAACAACTGTCTTATTTTTAGCGTTGCTCAATCAATTTTTAGTATCGGCAGGCTTAAACCCTGTACCCGGTAGTGAGGAGCTGTGGGGAGAAATGATTGCTTGGGGTATAACTGCAGCTGTTGCAGTGTGGACGTGGTTTAGAAACAACTATGTGACATGGAGAGGCAAAAGACAAAAGCAAGAGTTAGTTAGAGCTGGATTAGTGAAGGGAGATAAATAA